CAGTCTTCTGCACTGGCGCGGCTTGCCCGAATTCCTCTTGAAACTCTTCACGTGTCATGCCTGTTAGAACCCAGCATTCTTTAGCGTCTGACTTATCTTGCTTCTTTGCATCCAGAGAAAAGAACACACACGAATCAGCGTCAGTAATCGGCTCAAATCGGGGCGCTTGCCTTTCGTCTTCATCGTCTTCGTCGTCTTCGTATTCAGCGCAGATACGCCATGCGCCGAAACCACCGCCCACAGCTTCCTCAAATGCGTTGTCATAGCAAGCTTGAGCGTCAGAATCCTGCTCATCAGCCCTGAACATTCCAGATACAATATCAATCAGCTTATCGCTACCCTTATCATCAGCTGGGCTGAATGATGTAGTGAACCGATTATTTCGGTATTCATTGATGATGCGAATTACTGCTAGATGAATCTTGTTAAACTCCAGACGAGGCTTATTCTGGAACTGGTCACCATAAGCACCCTCCCACTGAGCGCCAGCCTCAGAGTAAAACCTACGGTCAGCCAGACATTGCATCCGTACATCACGAATAGCGCCCTGAACTCGGTTAAAGCTTTGCATGGCCGTCTGGTGAACTGCTACTAAATCTTTTTCCATATTGGAACCTATTAAGATTTCATTTCTAATATAGATAGTCTATCACTTAAAAAAGTTCATCGTGGGAACCGCTACGATGTTTTTATGCTTTTTCTTGCCAATATCGCCAATTCGCTTAGAGAAACGTCGCATCATGTATGCGTAACGGGTAGCAGATTGCAAGTCGTCACGAATCTTTACGATGTTTCCTTTTTCGTCGCGGTGGTATTGATTGAACTCTTCAAACCAGTCCCTTAGTCCTTTGAATACCTTGAACTTGCCTTTCCGCATCAGGTCGTGTATCTCAAAAATACCAGCTTCTACACCGTTTGAACCATCAGGCCATGTAGCATGTTCTGACAGCATAGTGAATCCTGCCTCTTTGTAATACGCTTTCTGCTGTTTTCCTGAACCTTTCTCAGTCTGCAAACCATCCATAGGCCACGCAGTAGGAACATCAGCCGCCCATGATTTCACAGCGCCCCATGCCTCAATCGGCGAAGTCTTTGATTGCCTCCATGCTTTCGTAACATAGAAACATCCACTGTCCCTATCTTCTACTAGCTGAACGTGCGCCTGAGGGTGATCCCATCCAAAATCCATGCCGTCAATGACAAACCAATGATCCGGAATGTCGAACGCATCACAAGTGATAAACTCCTCTGCTAAGTCAAAGATACGACCTTGCCCAAGCATCGGAATACCCTTAGTACGCATGTCACGTTGGTGCACAGGGTAAGCAGCAAGCAATTCCTCTTTGATCTTCTCTGACAAGTGCGGAGCGTCATTCCATCCAGCATTCATACAGAACTGACCTTTGCCCGGATTATCCATAAACCCTATAACAAGATCAGTTCTTCCGTTCTCCGGCGTGAAAGTAAGAATTCCCCTACCGCCTCTTCCTTTGTCACCTGTCGCTGTACGTGTAAGAACCTGTGGATAAATAGTCTGATCTTTTGGCTCTTCGTCAATATGGAACCAATCTACCGAGTCACCCATAAGAGCATGTTGCCCCTGCGAGTATGACCACAATTGAACGCGAGATATACCGCCTGATGCATGTTTGACTTTAATCTCTTTGGCTAGGCGAGGAACACCAGAGGGAATAATGTCTATGATCCTATCAGCAGGAATTAAGCCACCGTCTGCCGTTCCCTCTGATACGTTCCCAAATATAGGCGCTTGCAACAAATCCCTGAGCTTTTCCCCAGAATACCCAAGCAGCCAGATCAGCGGAGGATGCTCAAACTTATGACCTTCCCAGCCTTCAGGATAATCGCCTAGCGCATGGATGGCATCTATGTATGTTCCTGTTTCCGTTTTACCTACCCTATTAGCGGCAATAAGGCAAACCTGCGAATAATCCGCAGTTGCCTTAATAAATTTCTTCTGCCACGGGTAACGGGTATCGTAAAACCCTTTATAGCGATAAACCCATTTCCTGCGCTCCTTTTCTTCCAAAAGAGCTAGCAACTCAAGCTTATCATTTCGACTCATTCAGCTTTTCCTGCTTTGCTTTGATTGCGGCCTCTAACTGTTCATCAGTCATTT